TTAATAAATATATAAGAATATTTTTATTATTTTTAAATATCTAATGATTTAATAATTTTAAATTATTTTTGTATATATAAAAATATTAATATTTATTAATATTTTTATAAATAATATAGTTTTTACAGTAATAAAAAATATTTTTTTAATAAAAATAATACACTGAATATAGTATAATTCCTTAATTCTTTTGTCTTATTAATTATTTTTTATATTAATCAAATTTTATTTTATTATAATTTTTTATTGAAAAATTCAAATTAAAGTATTCTGCCGAAGCGACTGATTCTTTTAGTTACGTATCCATTTGAAGGACTGTAATACCATGTTTTTATGAATTCTAATTCATCTAGCTCATTTATTCTCCATCCAAATGTAACATCACGTATAATATTAGATCCACCTGATGCAACAATTTTTTGATGAGTTAATTTGAATGATCCACCTTTCATTTCCCAGTATGATTCATTTGATAGTCCTTGAGCAGTCCCGAGATCATTTATTCCATTTGCATTACCAACATGCCATAAAAGTGATTTTTCATATGCTTGAGGAATATTAGAATCCCACGAGGCGGGTACACCATCAATCTTCATTCCAGCACCAGTATTAGCAATACCATCTGTTGGTCCGTCACCTGGCTTGAAATTAGAGCCTTGTGATGCTAATACGAATGTTTTATCGGCTACTTTAAGAGTTTCTTGAATAACAGTGGTGCTGAATACATTACTGGTGTTGATATCACCAGTAATGACTAAATCACCCCTGAGTAACATTTGATTACCAGTAATTTCTACAATTGGATCTTGAGGATTATTTGAACTCGAAGTGATAAGGAATGATATATTAGATTGAGCACTAAATTGTTGATTATTACTAGTGTTTATATTAAAATTTGCGAAGTTGAGAGATACACTATTTGAACCACTAATTGTAATATTATTTGATGCAACTATATTAATACTATTATGAGCTAAGATATTAATATTACTTGCAACAATATCGATGTTTGATGCAGTATTTATATCTAAATTATTAGATACACTAACATTGAAATTACTTAATGTGTATAATGAAATTACATCAGTTGGTGCACTAAAGTTAAGATACATATTTGAATTATTAGCTGCGAACGCAAGATTACTGTTTGCATAAACATTGATTGCACCATTTAATGCTGTAATACCAATATTACTTTGTGCACCAAGAGTAAAATTATTACTTGCTACTAAAGACATATTATGTTGACCATATAATGATACATCATTAGTTGGTTTATTCATAGTTAAATACATATTAGAATCATTAGCATATACATTAAGACTACCTTTAGATGAATTAATATTAATATTGCTTCTAGTATTAAGTGTATAATTATTGCATGAAGTTTCATTAATATTATTTGAAGCATATACTGTAATATTTTGGGTTAATGCATTAATAACAACATTACTTTGAGCATTGAGGTCAAAATTATTGCTTGCAGTTAAATTCATTTGATTAAGTGTATAAAGTGTTTTAGTGTTTGTAGTATGGTCCATAGTTAAAAACATATTTGAAGCATTTGCATATATTTTAACATTACCAGATGATGCTCCAAGATTAAAGTTGCTTCTAGCATCTATAGTGAAATTATTACTTGAATTTAATCCAATATTATTAAGTGCATATAAATTGACATTACTTGTTAAAGTATCCATAGTTAAATACATATTTGATGAACTTGCATAGGCAACAAAACTACCACCTAATGCACCAATTTCAACATTACTCTGTGCATTAAGATAATAATTATTGCTTGCACTAATATATATATTACTTGTTGTATATAATGTAATATTATCAATTGTTTTATCAAATACTAAAGACATATTAGAATTATCAGCATAAACTTTATAGCTACCTGCTAATGCACCGACATTAATATTACTTTGAGCATTAACATCAACATTATTAGAAGCACTTAATGCTAAATTATTCGATGTATTGATAGTAGTATCTAGTGTATTTGCGTCCATAACTAAAGACATGTTTGAACTCGAAGCATATAGTTTATAATTACCAGTATTCGCAGATACAGATACATTAGATACAGTTGCTAATACAAAGCTATTACTTGCAGATACATATACATTATTAGATGCATAAATAGATAAATTATTATTTATATTGCTCATGGTAATAAACATATTTGATGAATTACCATAAACACCTAGATTACCTTTATTAGCTGATATAACTACGTTACTCTTTGTGAATACTGAATAATTATTGCTTGCACTAATTACAGTATTATTAGAAGAGAATAATGATACATCGTTTGTTGCAGAGCTCATAGATAATAACATATTAGAACTATTAGCAGATAAATTAAAGTTACCACCAATAGTCATAATTTCAATATTACTTTGTACACCTACAAGTAAATTATTACTGGAAGTTAATTGAGTATCATTTGATGAGAATAATATTAAATTTGTTTGTAATGCATCAATCTCAACATTACTTTGAGCAGCAATCGTCATGTTATTACTAGATGATAAAGATAGTTGATTAAGTGTATATAGAGTTTCAGTATTAGTTGTATAATCCATTGTTAAAAACATATTAGAATTATTTGCGTATACACTGAAACTTCCTTTTAATGCTCCAAGAGTCATATTACTATTTGCAGTAATAACAGCATTATTTGAAGCAGTTTCAATTAAATTATTAGAAGCAAACATATTAATATTATTAACAATAGCATTTATAACTACATTACTTTGAGCATTTACATTAATATTATTACTAGCGGTTAAATTAATAATATTAGAAGTATACATTGTTTGTGTATTAGTAAGGTGATTCATTACTAATGACATATTAGATCTATTAGCATATATTGCTACATCACCATTTAATGCACCTAATGTATAATTACTTAATGCATTAACATTCATATTATTGCAAGCAGTGATAAATATATTACTTTCTGCAAATATAGACATATTATTTGATAGATTAAACATTTGAATATACATGTTAGAGGTATTAGCATATAATTTAAGATCACCATTATTAGCAGATATACCGATATTACTATTAACATATAAGTTATAATTATTGCTTGCAGATATATTTATATTATTAGACGCAAATAGTGATAAATTATTTGTTACAGAACTCATAGATAAAAACATATTAGAGCTATTTGCTGATACATTAAAATTACCACCAATTGTTGTTATTTCTACATTACTTTGTATACCAACAACTAAGTTATTACTTGAATTTAATAAAGTATCATTAGATGAAAACATAACTAAATTATTTTGTAGGGCATTTATTAATAAGTTGCTTTGTGCGTTTAATGTCATATTATTACTTGCAGTTAATGTCATTTGATTAAGAGTGTATAGAGTTTCAGTATTTGTAGTATGGTCCATTGTTAAAAACATATTAGAAGTATTTGCATATAATTTAATATCACCAGATTTAGCATTTACAGTATAATTACTAGATGCATTGATTAATATATTATTACTTGCAATTACACTTATATTACTAACAGCATATAAAGTTGCATTATCAGTTGATCTATCTAATACTAAAGATAAATTAGATTCATCAGCATATAATTTAGTACTACCTGCAAGTGCACCAATTAATACATTACTTTTAGCATTAAGATTAAAAGTATTACTTGCACTTACAAATACATTACTTGTAGTATATAGTGTAATATCATCAACTGTTTGATCAAATACTAAAGACATATTAGAACTATCAGCATAAACTTTATAGCTGCCTGCTAATGCACCGACATTAATATTACTTTGAGCATTAACATCAAAGTTATTAGAAGCACTTAATGCTAAATTATTTGATGTATTGATAGTAGTATTTAGTGTTGCTGCGTCCATAACTAGAGACATGTTTGAACTTGAAGCATATAATTTATAATTACCAGTATTTGCAGATACAGATACATTAGATACAGTTGTTAATACAAAGCTATTACTTGTAGATACAGATACATTATTAGATGCATAAATAGATAAATTATTAGTTGTATTGCTCATGGTAATAAACATATTTGATGAATTACCATAAACACCTAGATTACCATAGTTTGCTGATAATAATACATTACTCTGTACATATACTGAGTAATTATTGCTTGCACCAAGTACAGTATTATTAGAAGAGAATAGAGATACATCATTTGTATCATGATTCATAGTTAAAGTCATATTAGAACTATTTACAGATAGTTTGAAATCACCTGCAACTGTACCTATTAATATATTGCTATTAGCATTTGCGTATAATGAATTACTTGCTCCTAAATATAAATTATTAGAAGCATATTCAGTTACAGTATTATTAGTATGGTCTAGAGTTACAAACATATTAGATCCATTTGCATATAGCTTGACATCACCAACGAGTGCTCCAATATTAATATTACTGTTAACATTTACATTTAAATTATTACTTGCAGAAACATTATAATTATTTGATGTGAATAATGTAGTATCATTTGTTGTCGAATTCATTGTTAAAGACATATTAGAACTATTTACTGATAAATTATAAGAACCAGCAATTGTGCTAGTATTGATATTACTATTAACAGTTGTTGTATAATTATTACTAACACCAATAATTAGATTACTATTAGTAAATAGTGTAATATTATTAGTAGTTGCAGACATGTTAAGATACATATTAGAACTATTAGCATATATATTATAGTCTCCTTCTTTAGTACTAATATTATAATTATTTTTAACCCAAGTATTAACATTATTACTAACACTTGCCGATAAATTATTAGATGCAAATACTGCAATATTATTAGTTGCAGAAGTCATAGTTACAAACATATTAGAACTATTAGCATATACATTAACATCACCTGCTTTGGTACTTAAATTATAATTACTATTAATATATGTATTAAATGAATTACTGACTGATACTGTAAGATAATTAGAACTAAAAACTGCAATAGTATTTGAAGCATGACTTAAATTAACAAACATATTAGAACTATTTGCATATAAATTAACATCACCAGCTAATGCTCCTACTAGTATATTACTATTTGCATTAAGATTAAAAGTATTACTTGCACTAACATATACATTACTAGAAGCATATAATGTTGCATTATCAGTTGTTTGATCTAATACAAGAGATAAATTTGATCCATCTGCATATGTTTTAAAACTACCACCAAGAGCACCAAATAGTATATTACTTTGAGCATTGAGATAATAATCATTACTTGCACTCGTATAAATATTATTAGATGCGAATAATATTATATCATTTGCATTACTATCCATAAATAATGACATATTTGAAGAATTTGCAGATAAAGTGATCGAACCATTTGATGTTGAAATAGTTATATTACTCTTCGCATAAACATTAAATTCATTAGATGCAGAAATAATAGTAGAATTAGAACTATAAATATTAATATTGTTTGTAGTTGCAGACATTCTCATGAACATATTAGAACTATTAACATAGAGTCTATAATCACCAGTAACTGTGCTAGTACTAATATTATTACTAGTAGTTAAATTGAAATTATTACTTGCATTAATATTAATATTACTGGCAGCATATAAAGTTGCATTATCTGTAGATCTATCTAATACTAATGATAAATTAGAACCATCTGCATATAATTTAGTACTACCTGCAAGTGCACCAATTAATACATTACTATTAGCATTAAGATTAAAAGTGTTACTAGCACTTACAAATATGTTACTAGAAGCATATAAAGTTGCATTATCTGTAGATCTATCTAATACTAATGATAAATTAGAACCATCTGCATATAATTTAGTACTACCTGCAAGTGCATCAATTAATACATTACTATTAGCATTAAGATTAAAAGTGTTACTAGCACTTACAAATATATTACTAGAAGCGTATAATGTTGCATTATTATTTGTTCGATCAAGAATAAGAGATAGATTAGAGCTATCCGCATAAACTTTAAAACTTCCAGCGAGCGCACCAAAAATAATATTACTACTTGCATTTGTTGATATATTATTACAAGATGTTGTAGTTATATTATTAGAAGAATATACAGTAATAGAATCAGTTACATTATCAAGAAGTATATTTACATTTGAATTATTTGCTGATAATGAAACAACACCATATTGAGCATTGAGATTTAAATTACTATTTGCATTGACAGAAAAATTATTACTTGTAGAAATAATTGTATTATTTGATGTTTTAAGAGTCATATTACCTGAATTAGCAGAAATTGCAATATTACTAGCAGCAGATACATTAATATTATTACTATATGCGTCCATAACTATTTGAAGATCGGTACCATTAGCTAACATATTCATTGAATAATTGGATTGAGATACGAAAGAATTCATAAAATTATTAGAATTAATGTAATTAGATAAGGACATATTCATTGAATGAGTATCTAAAAGAGAAATAGCAATCTTACCCGAAGATGCTATTTCAAAAGTGGTTAAATTGTAACCATAAATTCTTGGAAGCCAAATTGGACCTGCTACACTAATACTATTTGAATCAGGGTAAAGAGAGGTATTAGAAGCAGATGCAGTATATTGAATTAAAGTATTTGGATCTGAAAGGCATGTATCATAAGTAATAGGCATACTTTATTTACTAATATTTTTTTTTTTAATATTTAAATTTAAATTAAAATAAAAATAATATAAATTTTGAAAATAATAAAAAAATTTTAATATCCATAATGTTTATTAGATTCATCCAAGGTTAATATTTAGATGAGAATAACAAAAAAATATAATATTGTTTTTTTTATTTGCAATTATTGGGACCACCTGTAATTTTATGATATTTAAATAGAATTCAAGATTAAATATATTAGAAACAATTATAAATTATTTAAATACAATTTCAGATAAATAAATAACTATTGAAAAATTATTTTATGATTTTTATTAATATAAATTTTTTTATTATAGCTAAATAAATTTGAAATGGAAAACTTCCAACAAAACAATGTTATGTAGTCTTTCTGTGACTGAAATATAGTATATTTAAAATAAACACATTTCAAAATTCTTCATCAATTGAGAATTGATGAACATCTTTTTTTCCAATATTTGCCTTTGAATAATCTAATGATCTTTGTTCAAAGAAGTTATCTTTATTTTCTAATGATAATCTTTCCATAAATGGAAAAGGATTTTTAGAATTATATATTTTAGAATATCCAAGTTGAACAATTAAACGATCCGCTACAAATTTAATATATTCTGTCATTAATTCATTATTCATACCAATCATACTACATGGAATAGAATCTGTAATAAATTCAATCTCAATATCTACTGCTTCTTTAAGCAATTTTATAACTGTATTCTCATCAAGTTTATTTTTTAACATAGAATATAATAGTACTGCAAATTCAGTATGTAATCCTTCATCTCTAGAAATCAATACATTTGATGAACAAAGACCAGGCATTAAATTACGTTCTTTGAGGTAATAAATAGCTGCAAAAGATGCTTGAAACATTACACCTTCAATAATTGCAAAAGCAACAAGTCGTTGTGCAAAAGTTGCATTTTTATCACTCATCCATTTAATACCCCAATCTGCTTTCTTTTTAATGGATGAAATTGTATTCATTCCATCAAATAATTTATTTCTTTTTTCTTGATCTTTAACATATGTATCAATCATAAGACTATAGGTTTCACTATGGATTGATTCTATTGCACTCTGAAAAGTATAGAATGCTCTAGCTTCAGGAACTTTAACATCATTATAGAGATTTGTCATAATATTTTCATCTACAAGACCATCACTATATGAAAAAAATGCTAGAATATTTTCAATAAAAGTTCTTTCATTTTCTGTTAATTTATTTTCCCAATCATTAATATCTTTACTGAAATCAATTTCTTCAACTGTCCAAAAACTAGCAACTGCTCTTTTATACATATGCCATATTTCAGTATATTTAATAGGATACAATACAAATCTATTAATTGATTCAGTTAATAGTTCTTCAGACATCTTATATTTATAAATATAATGTCTATATTTAGTTTTATATAATTTAATTTCAAATTTTTATAATAAATTATATAATTTATTATAAAAATTTATGAAATTTATATATTATTTTATATATTATATATTTTGATTTATTATAATTATATTTAAAGAAAAATTATTTTAATTATAAATATAAAATGAATTTTATAACGTTTATATATACTTCTTGTGCATATATTTATGCGACTATTGCATTTTGTAATATAAGTTTTATGAATAAAAGGCAGTTATTATTAGAAAAAAGAATAGAAAAATTGGAAAGAAGATTTATAATGTTAAATTAAATAATAATTTTAATTTTTTTTATTTTATAATAATTTAAAGACAACGCTTATTTTATATTATAAATGTTATTTAATAATAAAATTAATTGGATTGAAGGATTTGTATCGGGATTACTGTCATGTCATATATATAATAGAATTCCATATAATGATTATTTAAATGCATTTATTATTGGAAGTGGTACTGGAATCATTGTCAATGTATTATTTAATAAATTATTTTCAAATACAGAAACAAAGAAGAGAATTAAAAATTTAGAATTTCAAAATGAATTATTGCAAAGACAAGTTAATTTAATTCTAAGAAATTTGGATGGAGATTTTATTGAAAAATGTTTATTTGATGAAGAAGAAGAGGACGATGATGAAGAAGAGGATGAAGAAGAAGAGGATGATGAAGAAGAAGAGGACGATGATGAAGAAGAGGATGAAGAAGAAGAAGACGATGAAGATGAGGAGGATAATGATGAAGAAGATGAAGAAAAAGAAGAAAAAGAAGAAAAAGAAGAAAAAGAAGAAGAAAATGATGAAGAAAATAACAATAATGAAGATAGAATAGAGTATGTAGAAGTAAAAAAAATCTATAAAAATACAGAGATTGAAGAAATTGATGATGAACCTAAAAAAAATAAATAAATAAATAAATAAATTATATTAATGATCGAAAGAATTAAGATTTATTATATATTTTAGTATATAATATTATAAAATAAAAATATAGTATATATTTTTTATTCTTTTGATTAAATATATATTTTTAATTATTAAATTTCATTTTTATTATTATAAATTTTATTATTATAAATTTTAATATATGTTATAACATAACATAGATAAATTTGTAATATTATTAATAAAATTTAAAATAAAAATTTGAAAAATTATTTAGTAAATAATAACTTAAGTATAAATTATTTATTATATAATTTATTTTAAATATGATTTAAAAAAATATATAAAGATTTCTTAATATTGATATATAATGATGAAACAAATGAATGTCATTAAGAGAAATAATGAAATTGAAGAGGTATCATTCGATAAAGTTTTAAATAGAATTAAAATATTATCAAAAGATTTAAATGTTAATTATATAGATATTGCTCAGAAAGTAATTAGTAGAATTTATGATAATGTTAAAACATCAGAATTAGATGAGTTAGCTGCTAATATTTGTAGTTCAATGATATGTGAACATCCAGATTATTCAGCACTGGCAGCTCGTATTAGCATTAGTAATCATCACAAAAATACAAGTCCATCTTTCTCAGAAACAGTATCTCTTTTATATAATAATGATTTTCCTTTGGTAAGTAAACAATTGTATGAAACTGTAATGAAGAATAAAGAAAAATTAAATAATTATATTGTTTATCAACGAGATTATTTATTTGATTATTTCGGTTATAAAACATTAGAACGTTCATATTTATTGAAAATTAATGGTAAAATTGTTGAACGTCCTCAGCATCTTATAATGAGAGTTGCACTTGGAATTCACGGTAATGATATTAAAGATGCATTACAAACATATGATCATATGTCAAAAAAATATTTTACACACGCAAGTCCAACATTATTTAATGCAGGTACACCAAGACCGCAACTCAGTTCATGTTTTGTTAAAGGAACTAATGTTTATACATCAAAAGGAATTAAACCTATTGAGGAAATTGAAATTGGAGATAAAGTTTTAACTCTTAGTGGTAAATTTTATAATGTGTCACAAATACATATTAATTCTTTAAATAATAGAAAATTATTTGATTTTAAAGCATATGTTACACCTGAAATAACAGCTACTGAAAATCATAGTTTTATGTCATTAACATCTGAACAAATTGAATGGGGTCAAGATGCACAATGGAATACTCTTGAACATTTAAGAGTAGGTGATTATATTCAAATTCCAGATGCACAAATAGAAGATAATAGCGATCCAATTATTGATTTATCAACAATGTTAAATTATGATAAAAATAAAAATTTAGATGAATCATTTCATCAATTATCTACAAAAAAAATAAAAGAATTTTTATATGAGTTATTTAAATTAAATAACTTTGTGATTAATGAATCAAAATATGATAGATTATTTATTCAAAATTTATATAATCTTGCAAAAAGTAGAGGAATTATTGTTTCATATGATGATTTCGAATTAACTATTCCAAAAGAAAGTGACATTTATATGAATACTTTAGAATTTAAAGGGAAAAAATATGTACGTATTATGTCCAAAAAATATTCTTTACGAAATGATGATACTGTATATAATATTGGTGTAGAAAATGATCACTCATATGTTGTTGAAGGATTAATTGCTAAAAATTGTTTCTTATTGTCAGTAAACGGTGATTCTGTCGAGCAGATTTACGATACATTTAAAGAATGTGCACTAATTTCTCGTTATGCAGGTGGAATTGGTTTACATGTTCATGATATTCGTGCAAAAGGAAGTATTATTAGAGGTACAAATGGAATTTCAGATGGAATTGTTCCTATGTTGAAAGTATTAAATCAAACTGCTAGGTACATCAATCAATGTTTTACTCCAGAAACAATTGTTTATACATCAAAAGGTCCAAAAGAAATTCAAAATATTAATCCAGATGATCAAGTAATTACATTAGATGGAACATTTAAACCAGTTAATACTGTTATTAAAAATGAAATTGAAAAAGATATTTTAGAATTTACATCACAATATGGATATCAAAATGTAAAATGTACTAAAGAACATGAAGTTTATGTTTGGAAAAAAAATGAAATTCAACCAAAATTTATTCCTGCAAATGAAATTAATATTGATGATTTAGTTGGTTATCCAATTCCAAATCATATTTGTGATTATGATTATTATGATAATGATTTCTTTAGAATATATGGTATTATGGTATCAAATGGTGTAATTGATATTATTAATAATAATTTAATGAAAATTAACTTATTATATAATTCAAGTTTAGATGATACTGTATTATTTATTAAATCCTATATTGATAATTGTAGTATATCAAATAACATTAATTTTAATGGATCTTTGATGATGATTGAATGGATTAATGATTTTGATAAATTTCCATTAAAATATGAACATTTATATGATAAAAATAATAATAAAATTATTAATCCAGATTGGCATCATTTACCAATTGATAAAACAAAATCTTTAATTAATGGTATTTTAGAATATCATAGTATTTCATTAAATAATAATTCAAGATTTAATTATTATTATTCTGGTGATAAAAATATTGAATATTCTTTACGTTATATATTGATTAGATTAAATATTTTATCAGGTAAATCTTCAAATAATTATTTAGTATTATTTCAAAATGATAAAAAAATTATACAAAATAATATTATATGGTCAAGAATTGAAAATATTAAAACAATTCCCTATAAAGGATTTGTATATGATTTGAATATTCAAGATAATCATAATTATACAACTGATTTAGGTCTTGTTCATAATAGTGGTAAGCGCAATGGTTCAGTAGCAGTTTATATTGAACCATGGCATGCAGATATCTTTGAATTCTTAGATCTTAAAAAACCTCATGGTTCAGAAGAAGATAGAGCACGTGATCTATTCTATGCTTTATGGATTCCAGATTTATTTATGGAACGTGTAAAGAATAATCAAAAATGGTCTTTAATGTGTCCAGATAAATGTAAAGGATTAGCAGATGTATATGGTAATGAATTTAAAGAACTATATGAAAAATATGAATCAGAAGGATTATATAATAAACAAGTCGATGCACAACTATTATGGTTTAAGATTTTAGAAATTCAAATTGAATCTGGAACTCCTTATCTTTTATTCAAAGATGCTTGTAATAAAAAGAGTAATCAAAAAAATTTAGGGACTATTAAATCGAGTAATTTGTGTGTTGCTCCTGAAACTATGATTTTAACTGATAAAGGATATTATCCAATTATTGATTTAGTTGAACAAGAAGTAAATGTATGGAATGGTAAAGAATTTAGTAATACTATTATTAAACAAACTGGTAAAAATCAAAAATTACTTACAGTTAAATTTAGTAATGGTATGGAAATTAGGTGTACACAATACCATAAATTTTATATTGAGGTTGGTAAAAGACCATTTGATAAAAGTGTTGTTAAAATAATTGAAGCTAAAGATTTAAAATTAAATATGAAAATTATTAGGTATGAATTACCAACCATTAATATTAAATCAGAGCTAGTTATGAAATATCCTTATACACATGGTTTATTCTGTGCTGATGGAACTTATGAAAAACATGATGAATATTTACAACATCAATGTAATTATCAAAGATGGAATAATACTTCTTTTTGTAAGAAACATCAAGATTTTGAATTATTATTTGATAATAATAATAATCAATGTTGTGCACAAAGTTTCTGTAATAAACCTAAATTATGGTTATATGGTGAAAAAAAAAAATTAATTGAATATTTAGAATGGACATATTTTAATGAAGATAATTCTCAAGATAGATTAAATCTTGCATTACCTCATGATATTGATGAAAAATATTTAGTACCAATTAATTATGATATTAAAACAAAAATAAGATGGTTGGAAGGTTATTTTGATGGAGACGGATGCATTGTATCTAATAATGGAGTAAAAAATATTCAAGTATCTAGTTCAAATAAAGAATTTTTAATTAATGTATTTTATTTACTACAAACTATTGGTATTAATGCACCTATTAGTCTTTTACGTGATAAAAGAATGACATTAATGCCAGATGGAAGAGGAGGAAGTAAAGAATATTTATGTCAAAATGTATATAGATTAAATATTTCATGTTCAAGTGTTCTTCATTTAATATCATTAGGATATTCTCCAAAAAGATTAAATATTGAAAATATTAGAGCACCTAATCATATAACTAATAAATATATTCAAATTACTGGTATTGAAGATAAAGAAGAATATTCTGATACATATTGTTTTAATGAGAAGACTGAACATGCAGGCATATTTAATGGAATTCTCACAAAAAATTGCTCTGAAATAATAGAATATTCATCACCTGAGGAAACTGCCGTATGTAATCTAGCAAATTTAGCTCTTCCAACATATATCGAATATGATGAAAATTCTAATCCATACTTTAATTATAATAAACTTCATGAAGTAACAAAAATAATTACAAAAAATCTTAATAAAATTATTGATATTAATTTTTATCCAGTAGAAAAATGTAGAAGATCTAACCTTAAACATAGACCATTAGCAATTGGCATACAAGGATTAGCAGATGTATTTGTTTTAATGAGATTACCATTTGAAAGTGATGAAGCTAAACATTTAAATAAATTAATTTTCGAAACAATTTATCATGCTGCTATTGAGCAAAGTATGGTAATTGCAAAAACACGTTATGAAACAATTAATAATTCAGATTTAACAGATGAACAAAAAACAATTTATTTAAATAGTAATGAATTTGATCCAAGTATAGATTCAAAATATCCTGGAGCATATTCATCATTTGAAAATAGTCCAGCATCTCAAGGAAAATTACAATTTGATCTATGGGATAATTTTGAAAAAGTATCAGATAGATATGATTGGAATTCTCTTAAAGAAGATATAAAAAAATATGGGTTAAGAAATAGTTTATTAACAAGTGTAATGCCAACAGCAAGTACATCAAATATTATGGGATTCAATGAAGCTTGTGAAGCATTTACATCAAATATTTATAAAAGAAAAACATTATCAGGAGAGTTTATTATTATTAATAAATATTTAGTAAAAGATCTAATTAAAATGAATCTTTGGAATACTGAAATGAAAAATAAAATTATTCTAAATAATGGTAGTGTTCAAGATATTGATGATATTCCAGATAATATAAAAAAATTATATAAAACTGTATGGGAAATTAAACAGAGGCATTGTTTAGATCAAGCAGCTCAAAGAGGACCTTATATTTGTCAATCACAATCTACTAATCTATTTATTGAAGATCCTAATAATAAAATTCTATCATCAATGTATTTCTATGCATATATGTTAGGTCTAAAGACAGGTGTATATTATTTGAGAACAAAACCAAAAGGACAATCACAAAAATTCACAATTGAACCAGAATTTAAGAAAAAAGAAGAAAATAAAAAGAAATTTATTTGTACTGATGAAGTTTGTACATCATGTCAATGATATTATATCTCTACAATATTATAGTAATAATGAAATTTTATTATTATTTATTTGATGATACAAAAATTAATATTAATCCAGTAACAATAAAAAATATACCAAATATACTATAGGCACTTAATTTTTCATTTAAAATAAAGTATGCAAATATTAAAGAATATAAAGGTGCAGAATAAACAACTGCACTGATTATTGAACTTTTACTATGTATATCCAATATATATGCATATAGTAAATTTGTAATAAATACAAGAATAATCATATTAATAGCAATATAAAATAAACTTCTTGATTTTATTTTAATATTAGTTTTTATATGATTCCAATAATATAATGAAAAAATTAAAGAACATAAAAAATAGAATATATTACTATAAAATAAATACATAATTAAATCAACATCTTTAAATATATGTTTTATAAGTATTGGATTTAATCCCCATAATATTGATATAAAAATAGCGATAACAATTCCAAATTTATCCATTTATACTTTATTATTTTAAATTAAAAATTTTAAATATATAATTTTAAAACAATATCATTTAATAATATAATATATTTATAATTATTATTTTTTTTATAATTAAAATATTTTTTATCTAATTTATATTTATATAATTTTACATAATTATCATAATTGAATTCAACTATTGTTATGATATTATCAGAATTTACTAATTCTTTATTTAATAAAATCAATATAAAATTAAAATTTAAATAAATTTTAACATTTTTTTTTATTTTTAATATATTATATTGTCCTCTAAAAGTACCTACTGTAATTATATTTAATAATGGATTACATATTTTATTAATTATATTATCTGAGAATTTATATTCTTTTCCATTCCCTTTTAGATTTAAAGCTGATGATACTGAATAAAAATCTCCATCAAGTGATAAATTATCTTCATTAATAGTTAAATATGTATTAAATATATGAAATGGTATTGTACCTCCCATAACACTTAATTCAAAATCTTCAATATTTTTTGATATTATAATTCCATTATAATATTCTGATTTTAATACTAATATTTTTGTAATATCATTTTTATGTAAGAATAATTCTTCGCTATTTTCTATTGCAGGATGACTTGGGAGTAATAAAGTATAAAAATATGTTTTTTTATCATTGTTTTTTTTGTGAAAACCAAATGCAAACGATGTATATCCCATTGCATTCATTGCAGCAGGAATATATGTATCTAGTACCTTTGGTTGATTTGAAAAGAAATCCCATAAATTCCATGATATTATTGAATAATTATTAACATTATCTAAATATGTTTTTTTATAATTAAAAGGTGTAATATTTATTATATAATCAAAATTATTTTCTCCAAAAATATTTAATCTATCTTTCCACCATCTATTACTTTGTAAATAATATTTCCCTTTAAATTCTATATTATAATCATTTTGTAAGCCAAATATATATTTAGGGACAAAATTGATATACTTACCATCAGACGATATTATAATATCATATGGAGATTTTTTATCAGTTATAATACTAGATATAACTGCTATAGGTGTACTATTTATATTAAATATATATTGTTTTATTAATTTATTATGTACTAAATTAAATAATGTATTATTATTAGATTCTTTTTGTGTGTTATTAGTACAAAAATATGATGGAATATTATAAATAAAACCATCATAACATCCTATATATATATTACCATTTATATCTAAAGAAGGTGATGCATTTAAATTTTTTCTATAATGTCTATCATGTTCATGATAAAATAAAGAAATATCATAATATCCTATAAATCCATTATATAAATCAAAACTATATAATTTTCCATCTCCAGATCCAATAATAATAATATTATTATTGGATATAATTGGAGATGAACAAAAAGGTGCAGTTGATTGATATATCCATAATTTATTTCTATTATTAATATCTAATGCAAAAATATCACCATTCATTTCTGCAATAATTAATATATTATTTTTATATGCAGGAGATGAATATATTTCTATATTTGTATCAATCGACCATAATAATTTAAATTTATTATTTGAAATATCAAAGTTATTAATTTGACCTTCTGAATTACAAACTATAACATTATTATTATTTATTAGTGGTGATGATTTTACTTCACCACTAGTTTTATATTTATATATTAATTTTCCAGTTTTTGATTCTAACATATAAATATATCTATCTAAACTTCCAAATATAACAAATTCTTCATTATTAGTTAAACATGCACAAGTCCATATCATCATATCTGTATAATATGACCAAATCATTTTTCCATTAAATCCATTTATACAATAAAAATAACCATTATCACATCCTGCATATATATTTCCATTACTATCTATTTGAATATTTCCTTCAAATGAATTCACAATAGAATTATCATCACTTTCTTTATATTCAGGAACAAAAATCCATTTAATATTTCCATTATCTTTATCTAATGCATGTATTGCACCATCACCACCAGGTATAATAACAATGTTTGATGGATGTAATACTGCAGCTGAATCTATTAATGAATCATTTTTACGTTTTAATTTATATGTCCATTTTATTTTATTATATTTATCTATACACAAAAATAATCTATTTGATGATCCTACATAAATATTATTATTTTCATCAATTACAGCTGTTCCCCAAATTATACCACCAATATGAATTCTAGATATATCAGTATATATATTATTTTTTATTAAAGCATTGTAGTTTGATACACCACAATTCGAAATTCCATTTCTAAACGATTTCCACATTTATAATAAATTTATATATATTATTAATATTTATTAAAATAAATAATTACACATTTATCATCACATATATAAAATTTTCTATTTTTTTTTATAATTTTTATTATATATATATATGATAAAGTACCTATTATTGTATATGTTAATTTTTTAAGTAATTTCATTTAATATTTAAAATAGTTTTATTTTTAAATAATTTATGGATTTTTTATGATTATATATATTAAATGGAATTATATTTAAAATTAATTTTAATTGTAATAGTAATATTTATAAATATTATTTTATATATTTTATATTATAATAATTATTTACCTTATAGAAAAAAATTACAAGATAAAATTTTACAAGAAAAAAATTATATTGAGAAAATTTTACAAGAAAAATTTTCCATAAAAAAAAATAATATATAAAAATAATTTAGTTAATATATTTTATGCATACTTTAATTCATAATAAATATATTGGAAATTTAAAATTGATAAATATTATATCAAGAATTAATCTGAATCATATTAAACCATCATTTGAAAAATTAGATATTAATTATAAATATTTAATAAAAAAACAAATATTATGGATAAGAAAAAATGAAAATAACTTATATGAAAAAGGCAATATTCAACAAAATGAAGATAATAACAAGTATCCGTTAATTAATATTGATAATAAATTAATTATTAAATTATTAGATATATTCACAGAGGAATCTAATACAAGAAATAATAAAAACATATTGTTACAATTTAATAGAATAACATCAACACAATTATATCAACCATATTATAATTATAATTATAATATGAATGAAGGTATTGATAAACAAGCAATTATATGTGTAAATCGTTATAATATTTATGGTGGTATAAGTGAATTAAAAAATAAATATAATAAAAAAATTAAATTAGAATTATCACCAGGTTACATGATAATTTATGATAATGATAATATTGAATATAAAGAAACTGAAATGATTTGTGGAGAGCTCGATACAATTGGATATAAAGATATAATACTAATATCTTCTTTTAAAAATTAAATATTTTTAATATAATTTATTTTTTTATTTAATTTATTAAAAAATAATTACATCTTTTCCCCCCCAATGATATATGATGGATAATTAAAATTAATATATATATAATATTTATTAATTTAAAAACAAATTATTATTATTAAATAAGTTAAACAAAATGACTGAAATTACTTCACAAATTGATGATAAATTTGTTACATTTTTAATGAATGAAATGAATAATAAAGAACAAAAATTATTTGCACAAAATTTTATGTATTATTTAAAATTTGGTGATGATCCAAGTGCATTTGTTATTGATTTTAATGATGTTTGAAAATGGGTTGGATTTACTCGTAAAGATAATGCAAAAACATTATTATTAAAATATTTTAAAGAAAATATACATTATATAATTGCGCTCCATTAATCACTATAGTTGGACAAAACCATATATTAAATTATTTTATTTTTATACTCTTAAAAAATAAAAAAAATATTAAATTATACACCATAATAAAATATCATATACGATTTTGGCAAAATTGTACTCATTACCGTGTTCATCAGCAAAAACTGTGAGAAAATGTACATCTATAATAAGTATATACATGTCCTATTTTTTATTATTTAAATTATTGAGTATAATTACTTGTAAAATATTTGAAGTTAAAATCAATAACTTAAAATCCGCATCATCTGGATTGAACCGTATAAATTGACATTTAAGCTTCTTTTCAATAATTTCTTGACGATTAATATCTTTGTCACGATCATAATGTTTGTGATTATATTCGTCACATTCTATGGCTAGTTTATATTCAGGAATATATAAATCTATAAAATAACTCAGGACTTTATATTGTCTCTCTACTTGACAAATAGGTAACAGAACCTCATATAAAAATCCTAAAATTTCAGTTTCTTTGGGCAAGAATCTTTTTATATAATTTATATTAATATCCTGAAGTGCAATGGTTTTCTTACTATATTGAGCATAATGTAAACAAAGCTGATTATAACATTTGGTAGATAGTAATATAGTTTCTTTATTAAATCCACCAAGGTTCTTTTTTCTATTGGGATCGTGACATCTATGTTGTACATAATCTATACCGCATACAAATCCTGTTCTATTTAGATATTTCTTCAAATTGTCTTTTCGTGAAGCAAGCTCTTTAGAAATATCATCAAGATTGTAAATAAACTCATTCATTGGTATCAATAATTATTTAAATTAAAAAGAACATGTTTATAAATATAAATATTAGTTTCAATTTTTTAAATTTGAATTAAAAAATTTGAATTCAAAAACTAAAATTCATAATATAAAGAAAATTCAATACTATATATGAATTAATCATGTCCCTTCTTGAGAAACTTCCTGAAGTAGTATCAAAATACTGGGATTTTAATAGGAACTCAGTTTCACCTGCTGACATTTCATATGGAAGTGCAAGTAAATATTGGTGGAAATGTACTAAAGGACCTTGTGGAAATCATGTGTGGTTCCAATCTCCAAATGCTATGAAGAATATTAAAAGCTGTCCTTTTTGTGCTTCTTCATGTGGAAAGGTATGTCCATGCAAGTGCAATTCTTTAGGGACATTATATCCCGATCTTATTTTGATGTGGAATTTCGAGTTAAACGATATGACACCATATGATTATTTGCCACGGTCAAATAAACGTGTATGGTGGAAATGTGATCAACGATGTGGAAACCATATTTGGGAATCAAAGATAAATAGTGTGACAACATTTAATACAAAATGCCCTTTTTGTGCGAATACACAAGTATGTAAATGCAAATGTAATTCTCTTGCCCATGAACGTCCAGATTTAATGAATCAATAGGATTATGAAAAAAATGACACATCTCCAGAAGAAATTACAAAAGGTTCTGGCTATAATGCATGGTGGAAATGCCAAAATGGTTGTGGAAATCATCAATGGCAAGTAAGTGTAAACAAACGAACATGTCCAAACCAACCAACAAATTGCCCATTTTGTGTTAATTTTAAACCATGTCCTTGTGGATGTAATACTGTTTATGGTGATTCAGTAATGATGAGCTTATGGGATGTTGATAGAAATGATAACAGTCCGAAGAGCATTGTGCAAGGAAGTAGTGTAAAATATTGGTGGAAGTGTTCAAAAGGATGTGGAAATCATAGATGGCAAGCAAGCGCATATCATATTAAAAATGGTAGTAGATGTCCAATATGTATCGGAAAAACAATCTGCCCTTGTAAATGCAATGCTTTGAGCACCCAATTACCTTATATAAACTCAATTTGGAGTCAAAACAATTCATTCTTACCAAATGAAGTGACACGTTTTTCAAATCGTCTTGCTGAATTTGTATGTGAAAAACATGGCACATGGAGCACTATTATCAATGTAATTGGAGGACAAGGATGTGGATGTCCTCAATATGGAATAATAAAACGTGCGAATGCACAAAGGATGACAAACGATGTTTTTATATCAAAATGCAAATTGATATGGGGTGATAGATTTTTATATAATGACACTTTTTATCATAATTATCACGGAAAGGTAACCGTTACGTGTAAGGATCATGGTATTTTTCAAAGTACTCCAGCAACATTACTTGATTCAAAAACGCTTAAAGCATGTCCTAAATGTGCTCATAATACATATTCAGCAAAATCAATAAAGTGGTTAGAATTGATGTCAGTGATTTACAAATGCAATATTCGTCATGCAGAAAATCAAGGAGAGGAACTGATCTGGATTGGAGGAAAAAGGTATAAATGTGATGGCTTTTGTCCTGAAACAAATACTGTCTTTGAATTTTATGGTAATTACTGGCATGGAAACCCAAAAATATTTCAATCCAATTTTATTAATAAAACAACTGGAATTACAATGGGGATTTTATATGCAAACACAATTGAAAGAGAAAAACAAATTATGTTAGAAGGATTTAATATAAAAGTCATTTGGGAATCAGAGTGGGATAAATTTAACAAGGTATTAAAGAAAATACAGAGAATATGGAAATCAACACGCACAACAAATATGTAAATAGCTAAAAATTTCAAAAAAATATTTCCATTATATACATCGATTCGCAAGTTGTTATAAGAATAAAAATTTTATAATTTTTATAAATTTATTAGAAAAAATATATAAAAAATAATCTTTATTTTTTATTATTAAAATTAAACGTATTATAAATAAAAAAATAACATAAATCTATTATTATCATTAATAGATCTAAACATAGTTTTTATTTTACTAAATATTATTTCTACAGGATTAGCTTCTGGTTGCGCTACAGGAATAAATATTTTTTGTTACCCCTTGGGGATTAGAAACTCCCTTTGGGTTGTCCATCCATTTTTATACATTTATGAATAGCTAGATTATCCATAATTATTCTTGTAGGTGGAAGATTGTTTACATACCATTGGCACCTTGCTACATAGATCCTTCATATAATGGTTTTAAATGGCAAGCAGTTTAAAAATTATTTATCTAATATTCTCCATTTGTATCCTTTAGTTATATATTCAAATTCACATGCAGATTTTAAAGTTTGTCTAGATATTTTAAATTCTTTTATAATATCCTCAATTGATGAATAAGTTTTAAGTATTTCATTTGAAATTGGATGTAATTGTTCAATTTTAATAGAACTTATAGGTACTCTTTTATCTGGAAGATTATTAGATAATAAATATTTGTTTTTTAATTCTTCAGAACAATCATCCCACATTATAAAATAATGTCCACTAGATATTGATTTTCTTTTAATGGCATTAGATATTGATGCTGTACTAGTAAATTTTCTATCTATTGAAGCTTCTTTTTGGTCACAAAATACATTAATTATTTTATTTTTATCTAAATTTAACATAGCAACATATCCTTTTTTAATTATTTTTGAATCTATTGTTTCATCTAAATATTGAAAAGTATCATCAGGTAAATTTCTATCTAATTCAATCCATCTACAATTTTTATAAATTATATTATTTTTTATTGCATTTTTTATACTATTTCTAGTAATATCAGATAGTTCTGAATCACGAATTACATATGCATAACTATCATATGTTTTTATTAAAGTTTTAGAGTCTGAAGAATATCTTTGAATTTTATTTCCTCTAGATTGAGTATGACGTCTTGAATCAGATAATAGAATAATAGGATCTATATATGTATTATAATCGTCAATTTCATTATTTTTAATATTATCATTAATTTCATTATGATTAATTTCATTATTATCAATTTCATTAATATTATTAATTTCATTTATTAGTTTTAGTTCTTCAGTTCTAGCTTGAATTTGTTTTAATTTAATATTTTCTAAAGCTATTATTTGTTCAGCTGAAACTGATGATGAAAATTTAAATTTATTATGTATAGCGATTCTAATTATATCTTGAATTTCTTCATCTGTTACTAAAAATAATTCAGTAGAATTCATTTCATTATATTTATATTTTTTTATATTTTGATGTGTATGTAAAAATTTTTCGAATGCTTCATTCATTGGACATTCAAATACTTTAAATATATAAAAAGTTTCATATTGTTTAATTAATTTTGGAACTCTAATATCTAATTCTTTAGTAGAACCTATTTTAATAATATATTTACCATCTTTTTCTGATATTTTTGCAAAATATACAATATATTTATCTTTAAATGCTTCTACTAAAGCATCATGTTGATTTTTTTGAATTATTAATTTATTTTTATTTGCTTCTTGTTCTAATGCAATTTTAATTTGTTCACTGGTTTCTGCACGAATACGTTCTTTTTCTTCAATTTTTAACTGTAATTCATATTTACCTGTTTCACGAATAGATTCAAGAACTTTACTAACCCATTTTTGAAATGGTTTAGCAATAGGTTTACGTGAATTCATTAATAATCTATATACACCACTTTCAGTAAGAAATAAGACTTCTTGTGGTCCACCAGGGGTCATACTAGTAGTTAGCACCTTTTCATCTTCATCAAAAGATATAATAGACTTTGAAATATTTTTTATTTCTAATATTTTAGCAAATTCTGATGCTCTAAATAATGGTTTATTATTTTTCCATAAGATATTGATATTATGTTCAACCCCATTTAATACAAATGCTTTTAAAATATCCATACTGTTAATGTAATTATAATATTATAACTTATCTTTATATAGTTTTAATTGTTTTTAAATTACTGATGAACATCCACAATTAACATTAATTAACTGTGAGTGTTTGATTTAATTTATTATATATATTTGTATAATAAAAACCAATATTTTTAAGATCTTCTTCAATGTTATAATTAATTAATTAAAAATAAAAAAATAGTTTTAATTATATAAAATTTTAAATTATATTTTTATAATTTTTAATATGTTCATAAATTTAATTTATAGTTTTAAAAATATTAAAATCTTTATCTTGTGGACTATATCTAATAAATTTACATTCTAATTTATTAATAATATAATTTTCTCTAATTATATCTTTATCATTATTTTGTAAATTTCTATGATGATTTTCATCACATTCTATAGCTAATTTATAATCTGGAAAATATAAATCTATTTTTAAACTTATTTAAAATTATCAAAAAAATTATTCATCATTCTCATCAAATTGCCACATAAAACCTTTATGAGCTTCTTGGTTGATACATGATCGTTTTAATACTGCTCGTGACATGTAAAATTCTTTTAAAACTTCTGAAATAGATTCAAATGTTTTGATTACTTTTCGTGTATTGATATCAATCTGATGTACTCGTGTACCTTTTGATAATGCAACATTTGGTAATTTAGCTCTAGATAAATATTCATTTTTTAGATCTTCTGAACAATCTTCATAAAAGCAAAAAAAATGATTATGTACTAGTTTATCTTTTTTTATTGCTTCATTTATTGTTTGTTTTCTATTAATCCCAGTGATTTTTGCGGCTTCAGCTTGAGATGGAAATACATTATTAATTTGTGTTTTTTCTTTATTAAGCATTGCTATAAATTGTGGAATAGATGAATGATGAATTTCTACAGTTTGTGGAATTTCATATTTAATTTGTTCAGCGGATGGTTCAATAAAAAACCATCTATATCCATGATATATTGTATTATTATTTGCGGCTGCTTTAATTCCATATTTTGACATAAGTGGATTACATCTTATTACATCCATAATACCATCGTATGTCTTAATCAATTCAAATGAATCTTTGTCATACTGTTGCACTTTGCGATTTCGTGTATTGTTTCGTGGAACATTATTTTGATCTAATTTTGAAACTATTTCTTCTTCATCTTCTTTAATTTGATTACTTTGGTCTTGTATGTTTTCATTAAAATTTGTTTGTAATTTTGATAATAATTCAATCATGGATTGATTATTTGAATTATTTGCAATTAAATCTAGAAATTTTTGTTCATTTTCTAGACGTTTCATTTCAATATATTCAGATGGATTAAATCCTTGGTAATATCCAATATTCTTCTTAATAATTTTAATGATCATTTTATAATCATCATCAGTGACTAAATATGTTTCACTCGACCTTACATCTTGGATTTCTTCTTCGAATCTAAGTCTTTGAATTTCAGGTCTTCTTTTTAAGAATGATTCAAAAGTAATATTATTTCTAACTTCAAATATATTGAGAAATATGGAATCTCCGAAGTTATTTGATAATGCACGATTTCTGTCATCAATATTATCAGACCATCCAAGTTTTAATATAAAACGATGTTCATCATAATTTTTTAATTTTGTGAGGTAAAGAACATCTTTATTTTTAAATGATTGTTTTAAAGCATTATGTCTTTCATGTTCAGTATTTTGCTCAAGTTCTTTTATATGCTCTTTTTGATTAGCAAATTCAATTTTTTGTTTTACCATTTGTTCTCTAAGATATTTCATAAAAATCTTTTCCATTTTAAGATAATAATCACATACTTCATCACCTCTTTTTGTTGAGGCTTTTAGACAAAACTTTTTAAATGTATCAACATTTAATATTATAATTTCTTTGTTTTGACCTCCATAAACTCGCTCCCTCGCCTGAGGGAGCGCAATTGTATAATGTATATTTTCTTCAAAATATTTTTTAAGCAAGTCTTTTGCTTTATCTTTTTTTGAAAAACCAATCCATTTCCAAACATCATCAAAATCAATAACAAATGCATTTGAATCATCTCCATATTTTAAAAATTGTGCAAAATGATTTGCAAATAGCTTCCTGATCATCTGAATTAAATTCATTTAAAAGATATTTAATAAATTCATCATCAATTTGATTGCTTAATTCTCTAATATCTGTATTATTTGTTGTCATTGTGATTATATTAATAAATGTATGTTATTATTAAATAGTAATGAATCTAAATTTTAATTAATAAATTATATATTTTAAGATATATTTTGTGATAATCAATTGGAAAGAATGACAATTTCTTTAAATTTTATTAAAATAAAAAAATTATAATTTATTCTGATAATTGTGTATATTTCTCCATTAATATATTGAATTTTTCTAAAGTTGTTTTCTTTTTTGATTCAGGAGTTGACCAACTTTTTACTCCTTGTTCAATTAGTTTAGGATGATTATTTATTACAAATTTATCACCTCTTTTATCAGTTGCTACTATATACCAACAATATTTTGGTATATCTTCAATTTTAACACCACATTTTTCTGGTAATTTTGATTGAGTTTTACGTCCTGGTGCTGTATTACGATTTGATTCAATTATATCTTTATCAGAATCATTATTATCTGATAGTACATTTTCTGAAATATTACCTTCATAAACTTGAATACATTTACAAATTTCATAGTATTCTCTTTTATTTTCTTTAGATTTATTATTTAATTCTTCATCATTATAATCATTATTTAATTCATCTAATTCTTCTAATCTTGCAATAATATCTTGATATTTTTGAATTATTGTTAATTTTGATGATTTTGTACCACTCATAATTGGCTTTTTACGAATTTCTTGAGTTACTTCTTTTACTAACTGAGGATGTTTTTCTATAATAAATTTTTTTTCTGTATTATCCCATCTAACATATTTAGGTAATTCATTAATACCTAATGCAATTAATTCTTCACAAGGAGGTTTTTTATCAGATCTAGTATCTCTATTACTATTTTGTTGTCCTTGAGTCGCCATTCTTAGATTTTTAACACGATTATCGAATTTAATACGATTAATATGATCTACAGAAAGATTTTCGTTATCATAATCTTTAATTTTATTATAATGTGAGATTAAACTATGCATATATCCAACAATTTTATTATTAGCATAACCTCCTCCATTAACATGCCAATCATATTTATTAATATAATAATCATTATTTATATCATATAAAATAGGATTTTTATCTTGGTTATTAACGATTAAAGCATAATATTTATTAATATTATTTTCAGATATCGCATATTTTATTTTATATTCTTCTTTACTTTTAATTTTATTTAATTCTATTTTTTCAGATATTTTATATGTCATTTTTATTTGTAAAATGAATGCAAAAATAATATTTATTTTTAATTCAAATTTTATATATTTTTTAAAATATTATATTTGAATTTAAATATTTTTAATAAATTTTTATATAATATAAATATAAATGAATTGTATGGGAGTCTAATTTGAATATGCTAATCCACCCATACCACTCATGATACGGAGGACATTGTAGTTAACTGCATACACGCGTACTTTAACTGTCTTGCCACCAGCAACAGAGTTTGGTGTAAGAGTAAGTGCAAGAGTTGCGTTATCAATACGAGAGAAGTTGCAAGTTCCAGATGGTTGATGTTCTTCCGGTTTAAGACCGAATGAGTATACATTTATACCAGTAACTGGTACATTTTCGTGATGCTGATATGGTTGAACAAGATTGAAATAATTTCCATCACGTTCTGAGAAGCGGTCGTGACCATTGAGTTGGAGTTTGCAAAGGGAAACTGGGTTAATACCACCTTCGAAAGAAACTGGTACGAATACATTGTTAGCACCACCAGCTGCAAGACCTGGCATAGAACCAGCATCGTGACCATCAGTGTCACCAAAAATGTCACTAACATTAGAGCTAGTAAATACATTGGTTGCATTATATGTGTTATCTTGGGCATCAGTGTAATTGAACCATTGTTTACCGAGAGCATGGGAAGCTGCGGCAACTGCACCTGATTGATCAGTAATATTAGTATCTTGTTGAATAACCCAGATTAATTCTTTTACAGGATGGTTGAAATTTAATTTAATCTTATTATTTGAAGTGTTTGTGCTTTCATCACCTGTGAATTGAAGTTGTTCTATAAGATATTCGTGGGAAACTTGTGCAAAACGACGTCTTTCATCGGTATCCAAGTATATGTAATCTATATATAGAGAGCATGATTGTAAAGAGCCAACAGATACTGCATTAAGATTAGTGGTCCATGTAGCACCACCATCAGTAGTAGTACCTGCCCAATAGCAATCAGATGCTGGACGTAATTCAAGATTAATTTTAACTTCATGGTATTGGAGGGCAATAAGTGGAAGTGCAAGACCTGGGTTGCGTGCAAACCAGAATTCAAGTGGTACGTAAAGGATTGGACCAGCAGTTGAGGAGTGGCCAGCACCAGATACATTTACTGCAGATGTAGTTTGATTGAATACTGGAGTAGTGAGGGATGGTACATTGCCAACCATGTTAGCATAACCGAGTTGATGACCGGCAGTTTGGGTAAGTTCATTCCAAACATGAAGCCAGTCACCATAGTGTTTGTCAATACGTTGACCACCAATTTCAAGTTCTACATTGCGGATCATTACATGACCGACCCAGTTAAGCCATCTAAAACCAGTGTAGGCAGATGCACTGGATTGAGCTGGTACGGAAACAACTGGGAGTTGTACACGGAGATAAGTTCTGTGGATTAAATCACCATTACGAGAAATAGTGCATGTTACTTTTTTTCCCCAATCAGATTGACCATTGAATACTTGTTCAATAGATTCCATAGAGAAATTAGTGTGACGTCTGTAAATTACTTTGAAGAAGGTAATTTGTGGGTTACCGGTGAGGTAGATATCTTGAGCACCGTAAGCAACTAACTGCATAAGTCCGCCTCCCATTATATTTATATTATATATTGAGAAAATAATTTGAACCAAACTCACTTAATTAAAATTAATTAATTAAAATTAAATTAAATAATTCTTGATAAATATACATTGATAGATAATTTATATTAATTAATCAAATATATTATGTATCTAATTAATTTATTCTTTTACCAAATATAAATTTATTTAAAAATTAAAAATTTAATTGATTAATGATATTTATGCAATATTAGATAAAATTGATTCTTATTATTATTGTTCATTTTGTCAAATTAATACATGTAGATTAATTGGATGGTATAATAATATATGTATAATGGTATTAGATACAGAAAGTGGATAAATCTATTTAAATTTAAATAATAATTATTAAAATGACATGGTTAAATAAGACTTATAATAATACAAGTATATTTATAGCGATTGGATCATACATCATTATATACACAGACTACTTCTATTGTTACCTCTTCTTCTATCACTTATTATGAATCCAGTTAATCCATCAGTTTAACTCATCTAGATACATAGTCCAAATCGGTGTTTCTAAAAAGAAATCATTAGAATAATTATATAATGATTGTATCAATTATATAATGATTGTATTAATAAATCAAATTCCTTAAATAATTAAAAATTCAAAATACATATTATATAAAAAATAATTAATTTTTATTATATATAACAATTATAACAATGTGGTTTATTTGTAAATCAATATTAACATTTTTTTTTATTACAGGTATATATATTATATATGAAATTTTTTAAACTTTAATTTGAATAAATTTTTATTATTAATAACATTAATAAAATCTGAAAAAAATTAATAAAGTTTCTAATATTTTAATGATAATTAAAACTTCTATTAAAATATTATATATTTATTGCCTTTTACTTGAAAATAATAAATATTATGTAGGAAGAATAAATGATTGTGATAAACGTTTTAATGAACATTAAAATAATCAAGGTTCTGAATAGACTAAGATATATAAACCAATCGAAATATTTGGAATCATACCTAATTGTGATAATTATGATGAAGATAAATATATAAAAATCATGATGGATATATTTAGTATTGATAATGTACTTGGTGGAAGTTATACTCAAATAAATTTAAGTTATGAAATAAAAGAAATTTTAAATATAGAAATAAAAAAATGCAAAAAATCTTTGTTATAATTGTGGAGAATCAGAACATTTTATAAAAAATCGTAAAAATATATGTTATAATTGTAAAAACTATATACTAATTTTACTTGTAAAGGATGTGAACTTATTTTAGATAATATAAAACATATACAATCACAATTAACAAATGATTTATCATTAAATTATTTAATAAAAATAAAATCGAATTAGAAACATGTCTTGTTGAAATTTGGAAACAACTTATTCTAAAAAATTTTGCAATAATAATATACAAGTATCTACATTTACTCCTTATAGTTGTTATGTAACGAAGATATCAGTTATTACAGTGATTATAATAATGTTAAAATATATGATAAAGAATCAATAAATCTTGATTTATCAAAATATAATTTGATAATTTATCATCATGACAAACATGATTGTACATCTGAAAGTAAAATAATAAAAATTCTAGAACATAATAAATGATCAGGAATTTTAATTTTAAAAAATTTAATATTTATAAGAGATATCTGGAATAATATAAAACAATTAAAAATTGATGTAACACAAAAATCTCATTGGATTGGAATAGTTTTATTTCGATAAATTATTTTTGCGAATATTTATTTTTAATATAATTTCTATCATCTATAAAAATTTTATGTAATTTTTCATTATTTTTATTTAATACTGCTAAATAATTTAACATTCTAAATAATGATAACCAATTTTTATTCATAGCTTTATAGACTTTATTTAAAGCATCGTGTCTTTCTTTTACTGTTTTATTTTCAAGATCATGATATCCATATTCACCTAATTTATGATCTTTATCAAATACTATATATATTCTTTCACCTGTTTTAGAATATAATCCAGATTTTCCTGTATGTTCTCCTTTTTCTTTAATACAATCAGCTGGTACTATAGTTTTTTTTATTTTAATAGTTTTATTAAGTGATGTTTTCGTATATTCATTTTTAATATATGCAGATCTACGAATCATACCCGATGGACATTTTTTAGGTGATATATTTGATGTTAATTCTTCAGCTTTTTTTTGTTTTTTGAGCATTTCTTGTATTATAGGTTTATTAACATTTTCAGATTTTTTACCAGATTCACTAGTTGATTTAATGCATGTTGATTTAACAACAGTTCCTTTAGATGTAGTATAACCATCTCTTAAAATATAACCATCAGAACATTTTTTAGTCATTTTATATTATGATATGTTTTTTTATATTTTAATATAAAAAATGAATATAAATTCAATATTGAAATATAGTCAAATATTTATTGATATATTATTATCAATAATATATATTTGGTTATTTGTTTATTTAATAAGAATAAATATTATTAAATGTATATGTGGTATTAATTTTTTAAATAAACTTATAATTATATTTACTTTTTTAATAATATTATTTTCTTTTATATCGGTATTTATGAAAAATGAAAAATATATTATATATTTTTTTATATTTAGACTTATTATTATATTAACTAATATAATTTTGATATTAAAATATGCTCATAAATTGAAAAAAGAAAAATGTATATGTTCTAAAAAAATATATAATATTATTAGATATTTTATATTAGTTCAATTAATATTTATAATATTATTTATAATATTTTCTATTTTTATATATATTATTTTTAATTATGTTCAAAATATAATTTAATAAAATTTTATATCATTTATTATATCTTCTTCAATATTTTTTAATTTCTTCTTACATATATTTATATTATTGTATTTAATTTGAATACATGTAATTAATTTATTAAATATTTTAGATTTTTTTGTAAAAGTTATATGTGAAGATATTGGATCTATATTAATAGAATAACCAGTCTCTAATTTATTATTTATTTTTTTATTATTATTTTCATATAATAAACCATATATACCATTTAATCCTGTTTTTTCAACTATTGGATCTCCTTTATTATAAATATGATAATATTTTTTTGTATTATTTACTATAACCGGGCATTCTTTACTAAATATACTTGGACAAGAAAGTATATAACAGAATATATTTTTATATCCAGATATTAATAATAAATGACTAATAATAACACTACATGCTGCTCCTAAACTATGTCCATACAAATAAATCTCTATATTTTTATTAATTGGTAAAATATCAGAAATCATTGATAGAGATTTTAATGCATGATTTAATATTCCAACATGAGTAGTATTTGCAATTTTTTCTAATGATTCGATAGAAATATTAAATTTATTTAATATATTTTGAGGAATTTTAATTTCACTCGTTGTATATAAATATTTAATAAAATCTATATTTTTATCTGTACCTCTTAAACATATTATTATTTTATTATTAAATACACAAGTATATATAAAAGGTGAATTATATTCGAATGTTTTCATATATAATTTGTAATTATCATTATCAAATAATCCCTGTCGTAATATAGGTTTATTATATGCTAACATTGACCAATAAAACATTGTTGCAATGTCTTTTGGATATTTAAAAAGAATCTCATAATTATTATAAAAATATATATATAGATCTTTCAATGTATATATATTTTCTAAATCATTACATTTAGATGATAAATTTTTTGAATTTGATGTTTTTATAATATTAAAAAAATTCATTTTTATTTTAATTATATAATTTTAATAAAAAATATTTATAATATTTAAAGATTTTTTTAATACTTTAAATATAATAAATTGTTATGTACTCTATAACAAAATCAAATAAAAATATTAAACATCCACCTATAATTAAAAAAACTTTAGATACACAACATACAAATAAAATGCAACAAATAAAAAATACAGAAAATATAATTAAAAATTTAGAAAATAAAATAAATGAATTAAAAAATAAATTATCAAAATATGAAAATAAAAAAAATGAATTAAACGATAAAGATATAGAGTATATGATAAATTTAAAAGATGAAATAAGTATTTTAGAAAAAGAACTTAAAAATATAAATCCTAATATTGATGAAATAAATTATTTAATTGAAACTGGAAATATATTATTTAAATATTATGATATAATTGATAAGGGTAAATCTAAAGATAATTCGATTTTAATTAATAGAAAAATTAATCAAAATAGTATACTTAATTATTTAATTAATAATCAAAATAAAGATGAAATATTAAAAACTGAAATTGATGATAAAGCTACATTATTAGATAAATATATGGAATATACTGAAGATAATTATGTAAAAAATATAGAATTTGAAAATAAAGATAAATGTTTATCATGTAAATCAATTAATAGAAATGTAATGTTAAATGATGGTATTATATATTGTAATGATTGTCATACAGTTGAATATATATTAATAGATCATGATAGACCTTCTTATAAAGATCCGCCTAGATTTCTTTGGGCAGAAAAGTCATACTGTGGAAACTATCAGAATATGTTTCCTATAAAACAGTTAAGTGTTCTGATTCTTATATTTTTATTAATTATAAGAATATACTATGGCTAGTATTGCTATTATAAAAAGCAGTGCGACATACCTTGATGCGGGAAGTCCCTTAGAGCCTTCAATACCACTACATATTGGAAACTTTATGTAGGAACTCGGTTAATTATCGAACCCAATGGTAAAAAGTTGAAGGATTGGGTAATCCGCAGGCGAGTATCTAAATCTATTATGCTAAGATATGATACCGTCTCAGAGACTGAACGGGTATGGGTGTGAGGGTGATTGGCAATCACTAATGATCACTTAAGATACAGTCCAAACTTATATGAAAGTATAAGAAATAATTACATGGAAATATTTATTATTTTCATTTAATTATTATTGAAAGAAATTAGCTATTTCGCATATAAGCGAATAAATCATTTTAATGAGTTTAGGTTTAATAAAGTATATTTTATAAAATTTATTTGGATTAAAAATTTTAATATTTTATAAAAAATCTGAAAGTATTTACAAATAAATAATTACAATAAAAAATGGCTACAAATAGATCTAATGATTCTGATAAGGGTGAAGTTTATATGGCAACTAATAAAAAAATGGAAAATCATATATTGGTCAAGCACCATTATTTATGGGTGTAAATATGCAAAATTGGGGTGGATCTGCAAGATGGACAAGACATATTCATGAAGCTATTGATTAAAAAGAAATCTGGAAAATATACAGAAATTAATAAGGCAATTCGTGAAGATGGTAAAGATAATTTTGAATAAAAAATTATTTGTAGATGTTCCTTAATTGAACTAGATAATATGGAAATAAAAAAAGAATATAATACAATTGAACCAAATGGATATAACATGACAACTGGTGGTAAATGTGAAAGACATTCAAAAGCATCAAATATTAAAAAACAATTGCCTCAGAAGAAAATGAATGAAGTTAGTTCTTCACAGAATAATAAAAATTATACGAATGAATCTGATTCTAATTAAAATTCTCAAATAGATAAGGAAACAAATATACTCTCTAAATTACAACAGGAAAACGATATTGACGAAGAAATTGATACTGAATTACCTAAACATGTTTATACAGTTAAAGTAAAAGGTAATATTGTTGGATATCGAATTATGAGATTTAAAATTGATCCTACTACAAATGATATTATAAATAAATCATTTATTGATTCTATAGATCTTGAAAAACAACGTAAATTAGTAATTACATATATTAGAATTATAGAAAGAATATCAGAAAAATAAAGAAAAATACAATGAAGAAAATAAAGTATCTCGAGCTATTTTAACTGAAATTAAAGATCTGCCTAATGATATTTATGCCATTATAAATGATAAAGGAACAAAAATATCAGGATATTATGTAAGTGAATTAAAAGCTTTCGATAATTCAAAAATTCCAATAAGAGATTTTATTGAATTTACAAATGTACATAATTTAAAATAATTGCAAAAAATTTATTAAATTAGTTGAACAATATAACGGAAATAAAGAAATTCCAGATAATTGGATAAATCTTGAAATTCCTAAAAGAGAGAAAAATGAAAATTTACCAATACATATTAGAGAAGTTTATTATAAAGGAGAACATAATGGATATAATAAAAATAAAAAACCTTTAGTAGATGATAAATGTTTTACAAGTAATAAACTCACCCTAGAAGAAAAATATAATTTAACCATTACTCATTTAAAAACATTAGAAGAAAAATATTCTAAATCTAAATAATTTTATAAAATATATTAAATATCGGCTCATAACAGCAGGCTGCCAGAAATTATGGGAAAACAGTGATACCTGCTAGTAGTTTTCTTATTTAGAAAATTGCGACACATTCAAATTGCGGGAACACCCTTAGAGCTTTATATACTACTACATATTAGGAAACTTTATGTAGGAACCCAGTTAATTGCTGGCTCCAATAGTAAAAAGTATAAAGATTGGGCAATCCGCAGCCAAGCTCCTAAACTTATTAATAGTATAAATAAGCATGGAGAAGGTTCAGAGACTAGATGTTTGTGGGTGAAAAAAATTTCAAATCTTTGATTATAAATTTAAAAAATATTTATAATTAAGAGGTTTGGAAGGAACTTAGGTTCCTTTCGCTTAAGGTATAGTCCGTCCATTAGGGAAACTTAGTGGGGGCGAAACGGGATTTCGCAAATACAAGGAAAAGAAACAACAGATATTCCTGAAGATGTTTATGATAAAATTTTGTTAGAAATTAAAAAACAAAAAATTAATAATATGGCAGACTTAACATGCAGTAAAATTAAAGAAATATTGAAGAAATTAAAAATTAATAAGTATTACGAGCATATTCCACACATCATTAATAAATTAAATGGTTTACCGACTCCTCACTTTGATGCGGAACTTGAAGAGAAGTTACGTTCAATGTTCAAACAAATACAACCCTTATTTTTAAAATACGCTCCATCAAACCGAAAGAATTTTTTATCGTACTCTTACGTGCTCCATAAATTTATTCAATTACTCTCTAGAGACGAGCATTTGTCACATTTTTCGTTATTAAAGTCGAGAGACAAGCTCAATCAACAAGATGCTATTTGGAAAAAAATATGTGAAGAATTAAATTGGCAATTTATAACAAGTATGTAATTTTTACGATTATAAAAAATATTATCATTGTTATTTTAAATCATTTAATTTGTTATAATTTGCAAACTAATTAAAGATAAAACAAATTAGAAGATTAAATTATATAAAAAAATAAATTCTTTTAATCTTTAATAATAGTCCTATTATAATTAATGATATAAAACTTGTAGATAAAATAGATAATATTCAGTCCATAGAAATTGAAGAAGATAAAAATACTCGATATCAAATAATCAATAAACCAATTATTGAATCAATAAATACACCTAAAAAAGAATTATTCCATAATTCAACGAATTTTAATAAATTTATTAATGAATGTTTTATAATTGATGAAAAATCACATGCAAGTAGTATTGATATTATATCAAGATATAGATTATGGAGTAGAAGTAAAAATGTTTTAGAGAACCTTTTACTTAATCATATAAAAAATCAAGGATATAAAGAAGTTCAAATATATGACCAAATATCTAAATGTAATTTAACGAGTTATCAAGGTATTCAAATTATTCAACTTGAATCATTTAAAATAAATAATAATTCATCTGAAGTTGAAAAATTTATATTTGAAGAATGTATAACAGGTAGAATTTCTAGTAAAGAATTATTTGAAACTTATTCATTCATCTTGGAAAAATAAAATAAATCCAAAATATATTAAAATTATAAGTAATGATAAAAAATTAATTAATACTTATTTTAATAAACATTTCTTTGGGTCAACAGTATATACTGGATAATGTATTAGATTTGGATTCTATAAGATATGTTTAAAATATACAGAATCTGAATTAGTTGGTAAAAACAAAAACCTAAAAATATAAAAATTATATAACAAATTGACCAAAATAATAATATAGTACATGAGTATATATCAATAATACAAGCTGCATTTGAAAATAATGTATCTATATCAAAAATGAGTATTATAATATCAAATAATCAACAATATAAAGGTTTTAATTTTAGAGTAATTAATTAATTTTTTTATTAAATATTAAGACAAAAGAATTAAGGAATTATACTATATTCAGTCTATTATTTTTATTAAAAATATATTTTTTATTACTGTAAAAATTATATTATTTATTACCATAATTAATATTTATTAATATTTTTATATATACAAAAATAATTTAAAATTATTAAATCATTAGATATTTAAAAAT